TAAAGTTTACCGTAAAGAAGATATAATGCAAATGAGCAGTAAAGCTGTAAATCCAGGTTGGGGAGAAGGTGGTGCTGATACATACGATATATGGTTATATAAAGGTGGTGGTTCGTGTAGGCATTTTTGGGAACGTAGGGTATATATGGCTAAAACTGTTACACCTGATGCAAAAAACCCAAGATCAGAAATTAGTGTAAATGAAGCAAAACGTGAAGGGTTTACACCAGAGGTTAATGAAGCTGATGTAGCTAAACGACCTAGAGATATGAAAAATAGAGGTTTTAAAGAAAAAAAGAAATTTAAAACACCGAAAGGTAAAGCATTTTAATAATGGCACAAGTATTATTTATAAAAGTAAGTACATTAAAAAAGAATACAATAATTGACGGTAACGTTGATGTTGATAAAATATTGCCGTATATAAAAATTGCCCAAGAAATACATATACAAAACTTTTTGGGTACAAAATTATATCAGGCATTAGAAACAAAAATAACAAACGATAATTTAGCTGGCCATTATTTGACGCTAGTTAATAATTACGTACAACCTGCGTTAATACATTTTGCAATGATGGATTATTTACCATTTGCTGCGTATCAAGTAAAAAATGCAGGAATATTTAAACATATAAGCGAAAACGCTGAAAGTGTATCAAAAAACGAGGTAGATTATTTAGTAAACAAAGAAAGGGAATTTGCAGAATATTATATTAGAAGAATGATAGATTATTTAAGTTTTAATTCTACGCATTTTCCAGAGTATAACACAAATGTAAACGAGGATGTTTATCCTGATAAAGATAATTTATTTAACGGTTGGGTTTTATGAAAAGATATAAAGTAAAAACAAAAAATATTTTAAAGTTAAAAGAATATATAAAAAAAATAAAAAATGGCAGCTCTAACAGGTAATTCAATAAGCAGTACATATACCAGTTTGTTAAAAGTCGGCGACAATGGTGCATTAGCTGCTGCTTTACAATCAATAAGTGATGGTGCAGGTAATACAACTGGTTTAAGTATGAACACAGGCGGTGATCTTACTGCAACAGGTACGGTCACAGCAAATGCTTTTGCAGGTCCGTTAACAGGAAATGTTACAGGAGATTTAACAGGTACAGCAAGTTTAGCATCAAATTTAACAGGAACACCAAATATATCTGTTGGTACAATATCTGCCAGCGGTACAATTACTGGTAATTTAACTGGTGATGTTACAGGTAACGTTACAGGTAATGTTACTGGTAGTTCAGGTTCAACAACAGGTAATGCAGCGACGGCTACTGCGTTACAAACAGCACGTACAATAGCAGGAGTTTCGTTTGACGGTACAGCAAATATATCGCTAGACACCTCAAACATAACAGAAAACGCAAGTTATTTATATTATACGGCAGAAAGAGTAGATGATCAAGTAGATACATTATTGCAAGCAGGGACAGGTATTACAAAAACGTATGACGATACTGCTGGTACATTAACGATAGCAAACAGTGCTCCGGATCAAACAGTGGCACTGACTGGGGGTACAGGTATTACAACTAGTGGTACTTACCCTAATTTTACAATAACAAATAGCGCACCTGACCAGACAGTAGCTTTATCAGCAGGAACTGGTATAAATATTACAGGTACTTACCCTAGTTTTACTATTGCAAATACAGGTAGCGGTATTGGTTTAACAGATTTATCAGCTACAGATGCTGGCGGTCTTGGGAGTTTTAGTTACAACAACACAACTGGTGTCTTTACTTACACAGGAGCTTCGGATAGCGAAGTTAGAGCATTGATTAGTGTTACTGATGCAGGTGGTGATGGTTCTTTAGCTTATAATAATTCTACAGGGGTTATTACTTATACAGGTCCAAGTCAGTCAGAAGTACAAGCCCATATCACTAAAACATATGTTGATAGTTTAGGGATCGCTGCATCTACTGCTGCTACATTAGCAACACCTAGAACAATTAATGGTACATCTTTTGACGGTAGTGCTAATATTAGTTTCGATACAGATTCAGTAAGTGAAGGGAGTAGTAATTTATATTATACTGCTGAGCGTGTTGATGACCAAGTAAATACATTAGTAGTTGCTGGTACAGGTATAAGTAAAACATATGACGACGCAGCGGGAACGCTTACGATAGCTAATACTAGTCCTGATCAAACCGTAGCTTTAACAGGTGGTACTGGTATAACAACATCAGGGACGTACCCAAACTTTACAATTACAAATAGTTCGCCAGATCAAACTGTTGCATTAACAGGTGGCGCTAACGTAACTGTAACAGGTACATACCCATCGTTTACAATTGCTGCAACAGACACACAAACTGATAGTTTTAAAACAATAGCAGTAAGTGGCCAAAACAACATAGTAGCAGATAGCGCTACAGACACTTTAACGATAGCGGCTGGTAGTAACGTTACATTAACGACTAATGATAGCACAGACACGCTTACAATAGCTGCTACAGATACAAATACAACATACAGCGCAGGTACAGGTTTATCATTATCAAGTACAACCTTTAGCCTAGATGCTGCATTAAACAATTTAACTGACGTTACAATAACAAACCCAGCAGCAGGACACCTATTAATATATGATAATTCAAACAGTATATTTGAAAATGCAGTATTAACAGCTGGTAGTAATGTAACTATTACAAATGCAGATGGCGCAATAACTATTGCAGCTACTGACACTAATACAACTTATAGTGCAGGAACTGGTTTAGCGTTGGCAGGTACAACGTTTAGTTTAGATTCAGGGTTAAATAATTTAACAGATGTTAATTTAACATCACCTGCGGCTGGACATTTAATGATATATGACAATACTAATAGTTATTTTGAAAACGCTACACTTACAGCAGGTACAGGTATAGGTATTACAAACGCTGACGGAAGTATTACAATTGCAAACACTGCAACTGGTGATAATGCTTTTGGTAATATTGCTGTATCAGGGCAAACTACAATAGCAGCTGATAGCACTAACGATACACTTAATATTGCAGCAGGTTCTAACGTAACACTTACAACTAATGCAGGTACAGATACATTAACTATTGCGGCAACAGCAGGCGCTAATACAATAGCAATAGATACGTTTACTGGTAACGGTAGCACAGCGGCTTATACATTAAGTAACAGTGCAAGCAGTGAAAACGAATTATCTGTATATTTCGATGGTGTTTACCAATTACACAGCTCTTATACAGTATCAGGCACAACTTTAACATTTGACACTAACGTACCAAATGGAACTGCTATAGAAGTACAACATTTAGTATCAGTTAATTTAAGTAATGTAGTGCAAAGTTTAACAGGGGGTGATGGTATAACTGCTAGTGCATCTACTGGTAATGTTACAATGAGTTTATCATCTAGCACACCTAACGCATTTACAATGGGCGGTAATGGCTCATCAGGGGGTGTAACAGTAGCAGATGGTAGCATACAAATTAGAACAGGTACAGGTAGTGTAGCAGAAATGAGGTTTTACTGTGAAACAGGTAATGCTCACTATCAAACATTAAAAGCGCAACCTCACTCAGCAGCTAGTTCAGCAGTATTAACTTTACCTGCAAATACAGGTACGTTAGTTGGTACAGGGGATACTGATACAGTAACGCACACTATGTTAGAAAATAGATATACTGCATTGTCAGCATTAGGTAGTAATACAACTTTTGCTTTAGATTTTAGTGCAGCAACAACATTTACAGCAACTGCTAGTGGTAATGCAACATTTACATTTAGCAACGCTAAACAAGGACAAGTAATAGATTTAATATTAACAGGAAATTATACAATAACATTTAGCCAAACAAACGCAACATTTAATAAAGTAGGTTCTACTGATTATGACGGTACAGCAAATAATTTGATACAAATAGTATGTACAAATGATAGTGCAAACCCAGTATATATGTATTCAATAGCAACTTATACAAGTGATCCAACACCATAATAATATGAGAGCAAATAATATAAACGGAGAAATAAAAATATTTAATACTTTACCATCAACTTGGAATGGTAAGAAACACTATATGGGCGGTTTTGCAAGTTCACCTGTAGAAGTGTTAGAAGAAGAAGGTTTTTACGAAGTAGTAGATCCGCAATATGATCACGCTACAGAAGAACTAGGTGAATTGTATTTAGAAGATAATAAATACTATTACAAAGTAATACAAAAAACTTGGCCAGAAACACTAGCCCAATTAAAGGAAAATAAAATAAATCATTTACAAGAACATACAAATAGTTTATTATTAGCAACTGACTGGTATTATATAAGAAAATTAGATAGAAATATAGACGTACCGCAAGAAGTAGAAGACCAGAGAGCAATTATATTAAACAACCATAACGATCACGAAACAGCAATTAGTGCATTAACAAAAAAAGCAGATGTAGTAAAATATGAGTTTAACTAAAAGACTGATATCGCAAGAAAAAATATTAGACGGAGATTTATCTGGTGCAAGTTCTTATGCTTCAAAAACACTTACAATAGGTTCAAAGGGTAATCCACGTGGAGGTTGTATTAGTTCAAGTGGGACAAGGCTAATAACTACACATAAAAGCGGAACTCAGCACTGGTTTAATCAATATAATTTTAGCACTGCATTTGATGTAACATCAATAGGTACAGTGCAAAAAGAATATCAAACTACTGCAACTATACAAAATTATATGACTGGTATGGTAATAAATAATGCAACAACTTGGATATCTTATGATCCATATTATACAAGTAATTACTATTCGCAACCATTAAGCACAGCAGGAGATATATCAACAGCAGGAACATTATACACAGATACTTTTCCTC